GCATTAGCAAGTTCAGATGACGGGGCAGTTCCAATATAAGGCATTACGTTATCTCCATAATTGATAGAACTACATCAGTTGCAGCACTACCAGTAACAGACAATGTATCCGTAGTTTCCATTACAACCTTATTTCCTGATAGTAACTCCAAGGAACTGTTGCCGGGAATAGGCGTAGCTGTAATCAATTCAACATCTTGGTTAGTTTCATTATTAGCCCCCGCCCTATTAGCAGTATCTGTTCCAAGAGTAACAGTAGCCGTAATGGAATTACTGGTTGTGTTACCTAATATTAACCCCAGTACAACCGTGGTGGTGCTACCTGCAACAGTGTATATTACATCTGCTGATGTCACTCCTGCCTTAGTTACGACTTTAAATGTATTAGCCATGTCTTCCTTCCTTTACATCAGCCCAAAGCAATCGCAAGTGCTGTCGCGTTCCCGCCAGTATATGCATTAATATCAGAGGCAGGGATTTGCTTTGTCGTTGTACCATCAACCACAATAAAAGCGTCAGCATCTGCTATTGTAATTGAAGATGTAGATTTTGCAGAACCGTCTAAGAGATTCAATTCGGCAGTTGTAACCCCTGCGCCATCAAGTATCTCTAGTTCTGCCTCGGTAATTGCCGCTGAGCCAATAGTGAAGCCAGTAGCGGTTACAACCCCGGCGGAAGTTACATTAGCTCCGCTGAATGTTAGTGCGGTAGTCGTACCAGATTTAATAATCAAATCACCACTGGTGTTTGTAGCCGAACCGAAGGTGGTGCTATCAGACTTGAAAAATACATCCCCTCCAGAGGCATTAAGATCAATATCGCCAGAAGAATCCAATGTTATCGTTGTACCATCCGCCTCAAACGTTCCATCAGCAGTTATTGTAATATTTGCAGCGGCAGCGGCATCATCAGTGGTTACAATAGATAAAGTCCCGTTAGTACCAGCAGTAAACACAGCAGTGTCACTGGCAGAACCTGTCATGGTAATAACTTTACCGTTGACGGCTACATCATCGACAGTAAGTGCAGTTAACGTACCTAAAGATGTAATATTAGACTGGGCTGCACCTGTGACGGTAGCTGCGCTACCACTAGCATTACCAGTTAGGCTTCCAACAAATGCTGTAGATGTAATTGATGTAGCACCTGTCACAACACCAGCATCTATACTAATTGTGCCATCCAATAAAATTGCAGAACCAGCAGCAGGTTCAATATTAATTGCCGCACCAGAATCTAAAGTTAAAACTCCTGCTGAATCAATATCTACTGTACCGTCTGCTGTAATTTGAATATTAGCGGCGGCAGCGGCGGCGTCAGTTGTAACGATGCTAAGTGTGCCATTAGTACCGGCAGTAAATACAGCGGTATCACTGGTAGATCCTGTCATGGTGATGACTTTGCCGTTAACAGCTACATCATCAGCCGTTAAAGACCCACCAGTAATAGCCCCTGTTGTGGTAATGGTGCTAGACCCGGTATCAATAGTGCCAAAACCGCTAGTAATTGATCCTGAATTCAACGCACCAACAGATGTTACACTAAGAGTATCTAATACACTTTCAAAATAGGTTTCAAAGTCCGTAAGCGCCACCTGCTTCATGGTGCCGCCGTCATTCACAACTACACGATCAGCATCTGCAAGGGTAGTTCCTGTAGCAGAAGTGCCGCCATCCATGATATTAAGTTCTGCGGCTGTGCTGGTTACAAGCGTTCCACCTAATTTAAACCCGTTACTTCCATCATGAGAGGCAATATCAAAATCGTTGGTGCCATCAGCAATAGATACATCACCAGTGATGAGGAGCGTATCCGTCCCATCCTCATCATATTCCATACTGACATCTTGACCACTACCAAACTTGATCTTCTTATCGTCTGCAATGAAGATATCACCCCATTCCAAACTCGTAGTTCCTAGATCCGCGCCACCAGAAGCATCGGGTACAACCGCCGTAGTAGCTGTTATGGTAGAACTTGAAAAAGTACCTCCTATAGAAAGAGAACCCGCAATATGATTAACACCCTCTACAACATTTGTACCATCACAGTACAACCACATGGATTTACCAGTAGGAACAGCAATACCTGTCCCAGAAGCTGTCTTTAGAGTAACTGTCTGAGCGGTCCCATTTTTTATGAGGTAGGTTTTAGTCAGCGTAGGACAGACAAGATTAGCTGCACCCGAAAGAGAGGTTGAACTATCTGTAAGATTTAAGATAGCTGCTCGGGCTTCCGCAGTAGTACCATTAGCCGTAGACAAGGTAGCCGCGTTACCACTCCAAGTGTTTATGGTTTTAAGTCCCGCAACAGCTTCCTCGACCATATTAGTGATATTTTCATTAATCACAGTTCCCCAAGTACCACTTAACTCGCCTTGGGTAGGAAGTGCTAGTTTTAGGAGTGTGCTATATGCTGTTGCCATTTACAAAACCTCATGAATAACTAAGCCACAATAACTATAGCATTTGTTGCGGACGGAGCGGGCCAACTAATTGTAAAATTACCGGAGCTAGACTCTAAATCTCCTCCGAAATCAATCACTGCCACCGATGGATTACCTGATGCAGATTTATAGATCAACGCCCCTCTTGCGGTGATGGAGGATGAACTCCAAGTTACATCTGTGAAGTCCACATAAGCCACGGTACCAGAAGATGTGACCCCCGATGCTACGGGAAGAGTCTTACCCCCAGCGGTATATCCTGTGCCGGAAACCTCATTAGTTGTACTATATGCTGTAGTAGAAGCCCCCAAAGTAGCACTAGATGTGTACAAAGCGATCTTAAACGTCTGAGATGTATCGCTACTAAAGTCCATTTCGCCGCCTAGAAGAGCCGCTTTAAAGGATGTGCAAATGGTTTGGGTAATAGCCATGATCTACCCCTAGGACACAGGTGACCGTAATTGCCCGGAACGGTAAGAATCCTGCCGTAATTTCCCATCAGTGGTACGCTGCAGTAACTGCAGTGCTAGCAAATAATGTTGTTGATACATAGCTACTACATCTGCTTCACCCTTCATGAAGCGTATTGCTTCCATAAGAGTGCCATTTAGCAACGCGGTATCAAAATTATCTCCTAGGTATGTGCCTCCGGCTGTCACTATAGACGTAGGATACTTAACGTACACATGCTCTATTTCATAATTTTGATCTGGGGTGGGTGCTAGCAGAAACCTTACATTAGATCCTACAGTACTATGATATGCATAAAATTTAGGGAGACCATACTTAGCACTAGTATTAACGGGATAAGCGTCACGCAGAAAATTGGAATCTTTGTTTAACACATAATAAGTCGTACTACTGCTAAGTATCGCCAAACTATGAGTGTACAGGTAACCATCAGGAGTAGTATAGAATTTATTAGTGGCAGTTAACGGCCCTGCATCCACATTACGCATAGCTGGCAACTCAACAGAATTATATATTTTCTGTTCCGCCTGTTGCGCAAACAAAGCATGTTGGGCTGCTGTAAACGTCTGTTCACAGATATCCTCAACGTTTGTTTTCAGGGTAGTGTAGTTCATGACTTACGCCATAGGCCCCCGTGCCCACAGTCCCTTCGTAGCTGCACCGGTACCGCGAACCTTGATCTTGCGCTTTTTTACCTTACCACCCGCATGATATTCCACTTCAACACCCTGCCTTTTGGCTGTTGCTTTGGCCTTGGCTATCCCGGCAGGGCCGTAACCGAAATGTTGATTTCCTACTTTAGGCATCTTACTCCTCCTATGAAGTTGTTACTGTAACTTGCCCCAAAAATATAGTGGCAACAAAGGATAACTTGGCTTCGTTTGAACCTGAATACACTTGTTCCCTACTTGTTGCATACCCAGCATAATCTACTCTAGGGTCTCGTACTGCTTGCGGATCGTGAACAGGATACATTCCAAGTTTGTGTTGCGGGTGATCAGGACTCCAACACTCGGAACACGCTTTTATATTGGTATCCTTACCTTTCTTAAATACATTACGTAATTCCCGCAATTTATACCTAAATCCGCATATATCACACTCCGCTATGGCATTTTTGCCCGATGAAAATCGGTCTGCCATCGTCAAATACTACTTATCCGCGGCACAAACCGAGCCGATACTTTCTCACGATCCTCATCAGCAGCCAGAGAATATTGTTCTTCATACATCCCTTTTAGCAGTTGAATACGTTCTGCAAGTTCAGGAACCTTTACGGCAATATGATATGCTAGCCCAGCAACCAAGGCGGGCAAGAAACGGAAGCTCATATCTGCAGTTTCCACCCCATTACCAGCATCCTCTACCCGCCGCATACGCCAGTAAACAAACGTATAAGAACCATCACTCGGGACAGGCCAAACATTAATTCGGGGCTGGGCCGTTAATCGTTCGATCCATACCTGTATTGGCCTACCAGTCGTTAACTTGTTAGGGATTGCGGCATAAGTACTCACACTTATACGACTTATAGTAAGGTCAGACTGCGTAGCAACATTACCAGAATTGGTGCGGATTACGTGATCAAGGAGGTCTATCGTATCTGCAGGGAGGTTATATTGGGAAGTATCAGCGGTAAGAGACACCGTACCACTATCGATAGTCCACATATTGATGCCACGATTTTGCCACTCAATGGTCATCAAATTCATGGATCTGCGGGCAGTAGCCAGATCATACCCCGAACGCATCTCTCTTCCGGCACGTTCCCACGCCTCCTCCGCAATCTCCGCGAAGTCCAGATTAAATGCGGTAGTACCGGACGTGGCCATTTATTTTTCCCTTGTTAGCCCTTCATTTTAGGAACGACGGCGGCGAGCTAAACCAGCACGATGGACTTTACCACCAGAAGAATACCCGCGTACCCTACCGCCCTTTTTATTGGGTTTGGGTTTGGGTTTGGGTTTCCAAGGTGGAATCTCTTTCCATGGGAGCGGTCCCTGTGCAGGCCCAGCCATGGCCATCTCTAGCTCTTCTTGCTCTTTCTTCTTGCGTCGAGAAAAACGTGGTTTTTGTTTCCTATTGGTGCGAGCACTCTTAATATTTTTAGGGATCGACATTTTTTAGCCCT